CGTTCTGTCAAAGCGCCTGCTTCTGGTTTGGTCTTAAAAAGTAGAGAACCGCCGCTATCATCTCCTGCATTGCTGTCTGTGGTGACCACAATAGATTCTATGCTTGTTACCCCATAAAAATTAGCAGAGCTTTCATTGCCAGAGTTACTGTTGGCTATGTTATAGGAAGTGAATCGGCCTAATACTGCATTGTTAGTGTTGCTTGAACCGCCAATAGCAAAATTTGCGCCGCCCGCAGTATAAACATATGCTTTACTAAGATAGGTACTTGTGAGCGCACCTGATGACCCGATTCCCACGTTGCCACTGGCATCGATGCGCATGCGTTCTGCGCCAGCATTTACATGAAAGCCAAGGTATGGTGAGCCAGAGTTAGGCACATAAACAAAACCACCGTCATATTGCTGAGTTGTAGTTGTGCCTACCGCGAAGTTAATTGATGATTGACTAGCAGTTCCGCTATATAAAGTTAAACCAGCAGCATTATTCCCAGTGCCTACGACAAGATGAGGCGCAGTAACTCTTTGATCAAAAGTTGACGGGCTGCTAGTACCAATACCCACATTGCCTGATGCTCTTTCAACTGTTACAAGGTCTGCGTTACCTGAGTAATCACGTATCTTCATCGCAGTAGTGTTATCAGTTGTCTGAAGCGACATATAAGCAACATTGCCATCGCCAATAATTAACTCTGTAGCCGCGCCACCGTCTATTAATATATTGCCTCCGTTGAACTGAGCTGCTCTAGCTGTGTCACCAAACGTGCCAACTGTTAATTTAGCAGAAGATAATGATGTTCCAATAAGCAAGTTACCGCTGGCATCCAGCTGCATTTTTTCAGTATTGTTCGTCAGGAATCTAATTTCATGATTTGTCGTTGTGCCAAAGGTTATGGCGGTGTTTGTATCATCGTAAGCAATTTTTCCTGCAACTGCGCCGCCCGGTCGTTGAAAAACCAAAAGAGGCGTATCTACGTTAGCGTTGGCTGTGAAGGTGGCAACAGTTGATCCTGAACTTGCCCCGTCTACAACAAGCCCATCCGCCGTGACGCTGCCTGTGACATTCACATTGCCAACAAGACCCGTAGTACCGGTAACATGTAAGCCGTTACCTGCCCCAGATTGCGTAATCTCAAGCCCGTCAATGCCGCTATTAGCAGCAATATTAAGTGGGCCGTTCATCCAGTTAAGGGCTGTGCCACTAGCATTAAGGTTATATACAACCTCGGTAGACGTGCCTCCAGTCGAGCTTCCGTCTGCTCCAGTCTGGCTATACGTGAATACCGTGGTGGAACTTACCGATACCGTGAAGTAACCATTAAAAGAAGTATCAGCAACTCCATTAACGTTAACTAGATCTCCGCTAGTAAGCCCGTGTACAGCAGAAGTTGTTACCGTAACGGTGTTAGAAGCTCTTGATGTCGTGCTTATCGCTACACCGGCAATAGCATTCTTTGTGAAAGAAACAGACCCGCTGATATTAGTTGTACCGGATACATCAAGGTTACCATTGATGTCTACTAAAGCCGTGTCGATCTGTACTTCACCATCAGCAACGATGTCTAATTGACCATCTACGCTTGAATTGAGGTATATATCGGCATCACGGAACTGGACCTTCTTATCAGTACCAAGAGTAGAATCAGCATTAGAAGCAAAGCCACCATTAAATACTGTAGCGGCAGTTGTAGTTAATACGCCTGCGACAAGGGCAGTGCCTGAAACATCAAGGTCGCCATTCAAGTCAACCGTAGTCGCAGCAATCTGAATCTCAGTGTCAGCAACAATATCTAACTGACCGTCTACACTTGAATTGAGGTATATATCGGCATCACGGAACTGGACCTTCTGAGCGGTATCAACAGCAATGTCGTTTGCGCCAGTAGTGTTACCATTAGCCAGAATTTCAGCAAGGGTGTCAACAGTCCCAACTTGGGAGTCTACATACGCTTTAATGGATTGTTGGGTAGCAATGGCTGTGGCGCTGTCTGACGCCATGTTATCTTCGTCTAGGATCTTATCTGCAGTAACCGTACTGGTGCCCAAACTTAAGCTATTTGCGTGGGTAACACCTTCAACGACGTTAGTGCCGTCACAGTAGACCAGCATGGTTTTACCTACAGGCACGGCAACACCTGTACCAGCAGCGGTTTGAACTGTAATAATTTCAGCCGTGTTGTTGTCTACGATATAAAGTTTTGTATTAGTTGGGCAGACTACCGTACCAGCGCCTGTCAGTGCAGTACCCGAGTCAGTAAGTTCCAAAATAGCGCAACGAGACTCAGAAGTCGTACCATCGGCGGTGGTTAGCGTGTGAGAGTTACCTGTCCACGTATTGATTACGGCCTTACCTGCAACGGCCTGTTCTACCATCTGCGTGATATTGTCGTTTACAACATCGCCCCAAGTACCGCTCAATTCCCCTTGAACAGGAAGAGCTAACTTAAGGATCGTAGTGTATTGAGTTGTCATATTCGTAACCTCATGCGGCTATGTCTTGCCAGTTTGGATTTTGAGCTGTATTTATATTAACCCAATTTGGGTTTTGTGCATCACTAATATCTTGCCAGTTCGGATTTTGGCCGGGGACTATTTGGCTCCATATATGGACAGTTCCTATTTCGCCGGTAGCCGCTACACCTGTAACAAATATGTTTACCCCAAGCCCTACAATTACATCGCCAATAGCGCCTGTAGCTTGTACTCCTGTAACCGGCACTCGAATAATCAAGTCTACCGTAACGTTACCTAGAGCCGTAGTGCCTTGAACTCCAGTAAGGGCTACATTTGCATCACCCCCTACCGTTACAGAACCTGTTTCTACAGTCCCCGATACACCACTTACAGCAACTATCGCGTCGGCATTTATCGCAACATTACCTACGGCACCGGTAGCTTCTAATCCTGCTGGGGTTACATTTGCATCCCCTGATACCGCTACTGCTCCTAGAGCCGTGGTTCCTGCTACGCCTGTTACTGCTACTATTGCGTCTGCGGATACAACTACGGTTCCTGTTACGCCTGTAGCTTGTAGTCCTGATGGGTAGACATTGGCTTCCCCACTTACAGCTACCGCACCAACATTGCCTGTACCAACTACCCCTGTAACGGCTACGACTGCATCCGCAGCTATACTTACACTACCTACAGCCCCAGTCGCTTGAAGGCCATCGACGTTGACAATAATAAGGGGGGTTCCCCAAGAACCTTGTCCCCAACTGGCGCGTCCCCAGCCTTCGTATGTCGTCGAAGATGGCATCCCTTAGTACCTAAGCAATCCTGATAATGGCGTTAGTAGCATCTGCTGTTGGGAAAGTAATCTGGAAATCACCTGCCGTAGACGTTTTATCACCACCAAAATCAAGTACAGCTACTGCGGGAGTAGACCCACCAGCTTGGTAAATCAAAGCTCCTGCAGCGGTAATTGTCGCCGTAGTCCACGTAGTCGTAGCAAAGCTAAGAAACGCCGTAGTACCCCCAGTAGTAGGGTTGGTAGAAATAGACAGCGTGTTACCACCCGCAGAATACCCTGTGCCCGACACTTCGTTACTCGTAGTATACGCAGCGGTAGCGGCATCCAAAGACGCACTAGACGTATATAACGCGATCTTATAAGACTGCGCCGTGTTACTACTAAAATCCATTTCTCCGTCAAGTAATGCTTGCTTGAACGAAGTACACATTGCCTGTGTAATTGCCATGTTAAACTCCTTAAGTTACCGCAACTTTATACTGACCTGAACGGAAAGCATCTTCGCGTAATTTACCGTCACCCAAATTCTTGAGTAACCCTATAGCCTGTACATATAACCGTTCGTATAGAGCTACCATATCAGGCTCACCTTTCAAGAATCGGATAGCCTCAATCAACGCACCATTCAGCAAAGCCGAATCAAATTCATTCCCAAGCCACGTCGTACCAGCCGTCACAATGGATTCAGGGTAGTACCCGTAATGTAGCTCTACTGCATAGTTACTGTCTGGCGTCGGGCCAACAATAAACGCGTCATCATTGAAGTACGCATAATGTACCGGTAGCCCTGTAGAAGTAGCCTTTGGGTATGCTTCACGGATGAAGTTAACGTCTTTGTTAATCAAGAACGAATAATTACCGTCTCCGTCAATAACCGCTAAAGAGTACGACCATAAGAAGTCCGAAGGAATATCTAGGTACGTGTTACTAGCTGTCACTGACCCAGTAACGTTTTTACGTAACGCAGGGATCTGGACTGTATTATAGATCTTCTGCTCGGCCTGTTCGGTAAACATAGCAAGCTGGGCATCTGTGAAAGTCGTCTCACAAATATCCTGAATATCTACTTTGAGCTGCGTGTAGTCCATGATTTAGCCCATTGGCCCTCGGCACATACGGCCTTTAGTCGCTGCGCCATACCCGCGCATCATAGTACCGGAAGTCTTAACGCCTTTCATGCTTGGCTTGGCACCATAAGACTGGACGCCTTTGTTCTTCTGGACTTTGACTTCTTCCATCCCAAAAACATTTTTAGGGTTATACATCGTACTACTCCTATGTAGTCGTTACTGTAACTGTTCCTACTGACCCAGTAGATATTAAGTTGTTAGGAGTTAGCCCAAACGGATCATTACCACCGCCTACTGGGTTCCAACCCCACTGTATATCTCTACTACTATACTCTCCTGATACGCCAAGGCTTCTATCGGGCCTTGGATCTCTAATTGCTTGCGGGTCGTTTACCGGAAACTCCCCTAGTTTAAGTTGCGGCTGGTCTGGATTCCAGCACTCTTGACACGCTTTTATGTTCGTGTTCCTGCCCTTAACTACTAAATCTTTTAACGTCTTCAGTTTAAATTGGAAGCCGCACACATCGCACATGGCGATGGCTCTTTTGTCTGAAGCGAATTGGTTACCCATTTAGAACCTACCTGCACGAGGTACAAACCGCACGGGGGCTTTTTCCCTATCTTCTCCTGCAGCAAGCTCAAACTGTTCTTCATATGCCGCTTTTAACATCGGCACTCTATCCATGAACTCAGGTACTTTCATGGCAATATGGTATGCCAGACCTGCTACTAAACATGGAAAGAACCGAAAGTTCATGTCGGCTGTCTCAATACCACTACCAGCATCTTGCACACGTCGCATACGCCAGTAAACAATCTGGTAGCTCTCAACATTGTCCGGTACAGGCCATACGGTGACCGCAGGGACTTGTTCCCAGTAAACGGGTATAGCGGTACCACCAACTGTGTGAGTCGCTGCTGTAGTGCCCTGTTGGCCCCTGAAGCAGTTCTGTAACACGTTACCCTCAATATACCCGTAGTTAATAATCTCGTTTTCGATCTTAACGAACCCTGCAGGGGGTAATCCCGCTACACCACTAAGCGTAATTGTCGTAGCAGTGCTGGTTGCAGTAGCCCCTAACGTAATACCGGTTGGGTACGTCTGCCCACTATCTCTATGGATAACGACCTGTATGGGCCGTGATTGTGTAATTTTGTTAGGGATAGACGCGTAAGTACTGATGCTAATCCGGTTAAGGTTTAAATCCGACTGCGTGACCGAGTTGTGTGCACCCGTACGAACGCTCTGCTCTAGAAGGTCAATGGTGTCATCAGGGAGCGCGTAGGTTGCTTGACCTTGTACTAAATCAAGAACACCCTGCTCAATCGTCCACATGTTAATGCCGCGATTCTGCCACTCAATCGTCATGAGGTTCATAGAGCGACGTGCAGTCTGGAGATCATACCCAGACCGTAACTCACGCCCTGCGCGTTCCCACGCCTCTTCAGCGATGTCTGTGAAGGGCATATTGAATGCTGTACTTCCTGATGTAGCCATTATCCCCACCCGCTCTTAGCTTTTTGTTTGGCTTTTGCGGAAAGCTGACCGTAGTGATACAACTTTTTAGAGGTGCTAGACATCGTTTTACCCGTCATAAGTTTGCCATCAGGGTGCTTGTGCATGCCCCCTTTGTGCTCACGACCGTCTTGGTAATAATGTTTTACGCCTTTAGCCACTTTGTTTCTTCCTACGTAACGGTGCTACACGTTTTGGTTTACCCGCTGGTTGCCCAAGTTTTTTCTTCTGAGCAACCCTACTCGTCTTCTCTGCTTTAGTCATCTCTGAAGACGTTTTAGGTGTCTTAGTGGATACCCGCTTTGTAGGTCTACAATACGGCGTATCACGCTTTTCACCCTTCTTCCTACCACAGGCTTTACCGGTACGTACATCTTTCCAGTCTTCTTTAAACCAACGCTTTAACGATGCGCCTTTTTCGGTCTTTCTAACTGCCACTCTTGTTACCCCAGTTCTTAGCGCCTTTCTTGCGACACTTCGCAATAGCACCTGAAGCATAGGCGGAAGGAAAGACCTTATAGCGAGACTTAACTTTGCTATAGCACGCGTCTTTAACCGAACCGCCTTTTTTGTAGTAACAGCGCATTAGCTACCTTTCATCGTTACCATTTTAGCAGCACGAACACCCTTGGTAGCGCAACCAGCACCACGGACACTTCCGCCCGGAGCATAGCCCGGAACTTTACCGCCTTTCTTCATACGAGGCATGGCTTTATCACCAGCAAACTTACGTTTGCCCATAGCTTTTTCCATACCTTCGCTCTCGTCACGACGGGCTTTCATGCCTTGCATTGCAGGTCCATTACGCTCGCCCATAGACTCGTCTAAACGGTCATTGTAGCCTTGCTTGCCCATCTTGCTCATGGCTACATCTTTCATAGACATGCCACCAGCTTGGTACTTTTTCATTCCTTTCATTCTATCTGCCTCTACGTAATCTTTGCCTACTGACTGGGGTACCCCAGCTTTTTTGGCAAATTTAGGGTTATTGGCTACTGCAGCCATAAAGTTTTGTTGTTTTTTGCTTTTGCTAGGCATTACCATTTCGCCTTATCAGCCCAGTATGCAGCGGAACTCTTACCTTTGGCAATATTCTTAGCGTGTCTGGACTTAAAGGATTTACGTTTAGCCTTCATACGCGCAGATTCACCCTTCTTAGGTTTACCTGCGGTACTAGCACCCTGCTCACCAAACCGAATAATCTTTTCTTTGCCGCCCTCACACGCCTTCACGACATGTGATTTTTTAGGGTGACTAGGAGTTCGGCGCGGCTTGTTACAGGCCATGCTTTTTTTATCTACTTGACCGCCTGATTTATAATAGGCACGCATCTGCGTTACCGGTAAAAGACGGTCGCTGCTGTACAAGCAGTAAAAGTAGCGATAAAAACGTCGTCAGGACATCGGATGCCGTCGTCAGGGATGTTGACCGAATGCGTAGAACTCGCACTAAAGTCCAGATCTATTACCGTTTGCCCACCATCACCGTTTTCAATAGTGAGGCGGGGCGAGCCAGTAGTAGTCAGAACTTGGATCTGCGTAATGCGCGCAGGGCCAACACCTAATGAGCCGGTTCCTGTAATCCGTTTTGATTGGATATCAGAACTAGACATATCGTACTCCTTTAGGATGCAGCAATAGTACCGCCAGTATCTGAACGTTTCCAGTCAGTACCGTTAGAGAACGCAAGGATAGCAGCACCGGCAGCACCATTAGAGG